CGTCGTCGCAGCATGCACCGCCATTGCAGTGAGCAAGCCCGTCCAGGACCGTCTGGCGACCTCTATCCCCAAGTTCCTTAACGAACAAGGGGGTAGAAGTATGGTTGGTCTTGCTACTACTGGTATCGTATCGGCGATTGCCTTCTACATGACCAAGGATTACATCGTTAAACCCTAATTAACTGTTTCCCAGCCCATATTACTGTAGATTGATTTATCTATACCAGCAAAGTAAGTAATTATAGCTCCCATAGCAAAAGTCGCTGAGAGTAACATCGTAAGGTCAAACGCCTTTCTCTTGTCACCCTCATAGGTCTTTATAGAATCCGCTGTTTGTGTCCATATCTTGTTTGCCAGGTAGGTGAGAATCAAAGAAACAACCGTGGCTGAAAAGAAAAAACCGCGATCGACGGCGAGGCGGGGAATGTTACCGACAATCACACGCAACACATTTGGTATAACCATAGTGAGCCAAATGAGATTAAACGTGTAGTTGTCGATAAATTTGGGAACGGTCATGACCGAGAATATAGCTATCCAATATGCTATCACCATAAACAATACGTTAAGTGGTGTCTTCATTTACTGTACGTGCAGAATATTATTTATCCTGGATGTGTTCCCCACAAAATTCTGTTCTGATGGGGATCTTCTCGTAGATGCCAAGATCCACAGACATGTCCCGAAGTTCTATGTAATTTTCCCAAAATTGAGGGGAGTGTTCATACTCCTTGACCGTGCAGTGTGCCAACTCGTGTATGAGAACGTGAAAAATCTCATTGGACTCACCATCAAGACATATAGCAATTTCACCACCCTTATTTGTATTGTATCCAACAGCACCATTCATACGTAGAATACCCGTGATTGGGATGGCTCGTACGATCATAGAATACTTTTCATTGTTCGTCTCGTATAGGTGTTCCCTGAGGATACGGTATTTCTCTTTGACTTCCTTGAGTCTTTGGGGCTCGCGGGTTTCACGGAGTATAAAGAGGTTTATGACTATCAATAGAAAAAATGCTATCATTTGTTATAGACAAAGATAAATTTACTATACAATTCTGAGATTGGGTTCCCACCTAGACCCTCCCACAATTGTAACCTAAACCCCATGTCTTCCAGAGTAGTCACAAGATAATCCTTATAGGCTACAGGCTCTGACTTTGGTCCGTCTGCGTAGTATGGTGTGTCCGTCAAATGTACAAACAATTTTTCACCAAAATCCCCATTCCCGTGCTTTTCCAGTTTAAAAAAGTTCCCCATCTCATCAACTAACGGTGTTCTAAATATGATCTTTTCCGAATCTGGGATGATGCCGATTAGGTGACCACCGGGCTTCGTGCGCTTTTTGATTTCCCTTAGGGAACTCATGAAAAGCGCCTTTGAAGCAAATATATAGTGAAGCGAAAAGTTAAAGCACACCACCTCAAATTTCCTATTTGGACAATTGTGTATGTCACCGTCATAAAAATTCACCCTCATGTGCATATTCTTCGCACGAGACTTGGCCTCCACCAAGGCTGAAGGCTCCGGATCACACATATTTATATTCACCCCACATTTGTGCCATTTTTGAAGATCCCCACCAAAACCACAACCCACATCCAAGATGTGCTGTCCCTTCTGCGCAACAGACTGGATCAACAACCTCTTAGCCTCGTTGTGATTTTTTCGGATCACTTCCATAGTCCATACTTTTATCACCTTTTTAAATCACTTAGGATTGCATTTGCCAATTGTCGTTGCCCAATCTTGAATCGACCAGCGTACATGTAATTTTTCCTAAACTCACAGCCATTGAGAAATTGAAGAATATTATCCAAATCTACTTCCACGTGTGGCACAAGACACAAAAGCTTACCACCGAAGTACCCAACCGTACCCCCAAATGCAATCTTTTCATCCCTCGTGAGATTTTTCACATATATACACGGGTGACCTTCCTTTTCTTCAATCATTTTGATGTTTCTCGGAGCACCCCACTCGAACCAGTTCGTCTCGTTAAACGTTTTAATTTTTCGATTCATCAGGTGTGTTTTATTTTTCAAGAGGTGTTCATCAATCTGTATCTGACCTGTTGGAAAAGTATCTGCAAAAATGAATTTTTCCACTTTCTCTTCATCTACGAGGATATCCATATTCCCAAAGGGAACTTTATACACTCCATCTTTTCCAGAAACAAGACCAACATACACATTGAACACGTTCGACACGACATCACCATACATAGGTTCATCACTAAATGTCACGATACCATCGATTGTATTGCAAAATTTCAAAGTATCATTTACATCTACCTTCTGTGTGAATACACCCTTTCTGTACCTAAAAACTACCACATCCACACTCGCCGAATCGAACAGTTTCTCGTCGTGTGGGAATAGAAAATGGGTAAATGACCCATGTTCAACCATTTCAGATATGATCGTCGAAGCACTCGTCAATTTAATAAAGTCCGATGGAACGATAAATATCAATTCCCCATCATCATCCAAAAGTTCGTAGCACTTTTTAATGAAATGAAGATATAAATTTCCATTAGACTGCTTAACATATGGTGGATTCCCAATAATAGTCTTAAACTTTTCATCATGGAATGGGTACTTCATAAAATCACCATATAGGATTTCTTGGTTTTCATTTAAATCGAGACATGGTTTAATTGTTGAATCAATTTCAAAACATTTCATTGGGTATTTGTCGTCACGTTCCTTGAATTTTTTAAGGAGATGCCCAGCCCCAAAGGACGGCTCGAGAAGGGGAGCATCCAGGTGCTCCACATTGTCAAACACATACTGTTGAAGTCCTTCATTAATTGTAAAGAACTGTCCCAGTTCCTTGCTCATTAGCTTTTAAAGTTTCATAAACTTTAAGCGGCTCCGCCCACTTTTTCATGAGCTCGACCATCTTGTATTCCATGAGACCCCGATATTCCTGGTTTGTTCTCTCGACGTGTCCGTTTGGCCATGTAATCTGAAGTCCATTCGATGGATTAACCTTGATGTGTTGTTCTGGAATTTGATCAAAGTTACCAACCCAAACACGTTGTGAATTTTTCGCAACGATGATCAACCCATAGTTTTTCAATTCACGATCGGCGGGTGTATTGATCAAAGTCTTGGCAATCTCTACGTTGTTTGTACATGTCGGGTCACCAAAAACATATTTAACAAAGTGTGCCGACCCAACCAGATTATTCGCTTGGGTGGGTCGATCCTCCACAACTTTGATGTTGATTGGTAAATCACCCATCCAGACATCACCGAGGTCTCGTGATCTCCCTTTTATAAACATACCCGGGTGTCTTTGAATTAGATAGTCGGAGATAATTTCTTCATCCTTCATACTATTTCGCCGACCATCAACATCCCCCAAGTTGAAAGTAAATACGTGAGAAGTTAGAGTCCTCTGTAAGAGTGAATATATAGTCTTCGTGTCACGCGTAAGCCACAGTAACTCTAGATATGTATACTTGGTCATGGTTTTAGAATGTTTCATAGTTTTAAGTAGGATAATCAAGAGCTTAAAGTTTTAACACATACTATTTGTATAATGTCTCTTGAAACAGATTACACCACCGTTCCCGGTCAGATCTTCGCATGCCTCTCGATCATTGGTCCCGAGGCTCCCCAAAGGAATGACAAGTTTGGTATCAAGATTCGTGGTGCGTTTGCTACACGCGATGAGGCTGCCAACCACGCCAAGCGTCTTCAGAAGGAGGACCCCACCTTTGACATCTACGTGGTTGATATGTACAAGTGGCTCCTAATTCCCCCAGATCCCACCAAGATTGAGGACGTCCATTACACCAACGAGAAGCTCGAGGAAATCATGTCTGGTTACAAGGAGAACCAGGCACAGGCTGCTCGTATGTTCCAGGAGCGTAAGTCGGCGATGACAGCGGGTACCAATCACTACGTCGCTGGGGATGAAAACTCGAAGTTTTACACCAAGCCCGATGAAGCCCCCGTATCCCACCCAGCAGAGGTTTTGGAGCGTCTCAAGAAGGAAAAGCCAGACGCCCAGATGGAGGATCTCGTCAAGGAGGCTGACACCATCGTCGCCAACGAGATTGAGGAACGACGCAAGCAGCGAGAGGCGGAGGCTGAAGCTTCCACAGACGGAAAGCTCGAGGAGGTTAAGGAGGAGGGTGAGCCAGAGGTTTCATCTGCGTAAATAATATCATCATACAATAAACAAATGATCAAGATTATTGTTACGATAATTTTGGTAAGTGCTTTTTTTATTTTGTTTTATAATCCGACTATTGAATTACAAAACAAAACAGAAACGGAAACTGTTAGTACGAGTGCTGGATTTATAGAGGATACCGACGATGCGTTCATAAATCCCAGATATCCATTTCAACTTATAAAGTTAGATGCCACAGGGAAAATCAAACCCATCTATGGAGATATTGGTACATTTGTGCCATACTCAAGTGTACCTGAGGATCACTGGCTGCATGGTTTTCCCCATGAAAAAGCCTAAAAGGAAGACCGCAAAGGCTATGATCCATGTAGATTTCTCTACATTTTCAAATAAATCAAACTTTTTTTCAGGTGGTGGGGACATCATTGGTGGCTGCATAGGATACTCCATAAAATATGGTTGCTCATCCTGTACAGGTTCTTCATTTTTTTCGTTATTTAAAGGATCCATAGTTGGATTGTACTCGATGGGATTGCCTATATCAGTTTCCATTTTCTAATATAGTCCCTGTTTTTTTTAAGCATCTTCTGACTCACTCTCGTCATCCACGATGAAACCTTTTAGATTTCCATCCTCATCCGCGTCGCTGTCATCATCCAAATCACTTTCATCAGAATAACACTCCTCCTCTGTGTCGATGTCTGAATCAAAATCGGTGTCGTGATCATCTGGTGAGAAATCATCTACAAGATCCTTTTCCGTAGGTTGAAATATTTCTGGTTTCTTCGTCTTTCGTCCTGAGCGTCTGGGAATCATTAGAACATTATAGGCATTACTGTTTAAGTATCTTTATAACATTATGGGTTAAACGGTGTGTTCTGGTCGTATTTTTTTTACATACGGGGCACAACTGCTTAATATCGGTATATTTTTTTATCTCGTACGACATGACAGCATTTTCGTGCATTCCACCAATCATTTCACAGTATCTGGAATTTGTCAATGCTATAAAGATGTTCCCCTTTTTGGTAATGTCCAAAAGCTGCAAGTCGTTTGAATCAGTCATGTACGTCTTGATGAATACTTCGAGGGGTTTCTTAACGTCACCACACTTTACCACTGGTTTGACAACCTTCGTTTTAATTGCTGGACACTTCTCAATGTCCTCCTTATTGGGGTACAAACGCTGGACGATGTCGGGTGTCAGTTGATATCTCCGACCACAAAAGTCTTTACAAAACCCATCACGGCGTCCCCTGAGTGTCTCACATAGACAGAAACACTTTTGGATAATTTCTTTTCCGCTCACGATGAACCACACATGATTGGATCCATGCTCTCTCTTGAGATTTTCACAATATTTTGAAGTTGTCTGGACAAGGTAGGTATCCTTCTTCTTGAAAAGTTTGGGTATATATGCATCCGACTGCCCCTCCATATTTGTTCGAACGAAATTCTCAATCATACCCCTCAATACGTCGTCTCGAACTTCATCCTTAGTCTGTGAAGTAGTGAAGGATCCCTCTTTGACTTTCACTGATGGGGGTTCCACGTGAATTACCTGGGGCGCGTTGGTTCGCACGATGGACATTTCGAGAATTTCCAACGTCGGTTCCTGTCCAATCTGTAAAATAGCACTCAGTGGGGGACCCGGGTGATACACGA